TACCATGTTCAAATTCATTTACTTTGTCCACTCTCTACCTCCTGAACATTTTATTGATTTTACTAATTGTTCTATCAACGTCAATTTCTTTCTTAGCTTGATAAATCCTATCTTGCAAAGCATATCTGATAGCATCTATGCAGTGATTATAACTATCTACGGGTTCGTTGATGTATTCGTTTGTCTTTCTATCTTTCTTCCAAGTGTAATTCTCAAGTTCTTCAATCAACTTCACGCACCTTTCGTCTACTATCCATTCATACTGAAGTAAGTATTGTATTCCTTGCATGACTGATCCAGCACCTTTCTGCACATCAATAACCCGAGGGATTCCAAGATTTCGCAATTCTTGGTTCGATTTCTTTTCAGCGCTATCCGCTCGTATCTGCTCTTTGGCATACCCAAGGGCCTTGATACTTTCCGCAATCTTGTCATTCGTCAATCCCTTTCTTACAAACTCGTCAACGACATACAAACGCTTGTTATCATCATCTACCCTTACATGAAGTAATGCTGACGGGTCGTTGATAAAACCGTAGTCAAGACCAAAATAAGCGGGTAAATGCTCCCACTCGCTTTTATTCAGTAATCGTTTCTCATATTTTGGAAAGACTAGCTTGTCAAGTGTTGCGAACTCGCCCAAAGCGTAGATTTTATAATATGCTTCATTCCTATTCGCTAGTTCTTCGATATTCTCGATAGTTACTTGATCTAAAAAGCGATTGTCTTTGTATGAAGTGTGATAAACAACTGTGTTTTTTGGCTTTTTAACAAAGAATGCGTTATACGTCCAGTTTACTTTCGATACCGGGTTAAACATCAAGAATATTTGCTTATTCAAGTGCTTTTTGTCACGCAAACGTAAAGTCAACTGTGTGTAATCATCAAGCGTAAATTCTGATGCTTCTTCCATGACGACATCTGACACACCTTTGATTGACTTGATTTTTTCCGGGTTGTCCAACCCCTTGAAAATAAACTGTGCGCCGTTTGGCAACTCTATGCGATATGCTGAATTATTTATCTTGCACTTATCTAATAACTGCCATTTATCCAAACACTGCTTCACATCTTCAAAGATAGAGTCATAGACCGTTGCGCCTACCTTTCGCAAGAAAAGAACCTTGCGTGGATGCTTCCAGTTTTGGCAAGCCTTAAAGACTACCTTTTGAATGACACCGTGACTTTTCCCGCTCGAAGCACCGCCATAGTGAACCTCAGTAAACGTTGAATAGTCGTATAGCTTATCAAAGATATGTTTATTAAATACACGACTTGGATAGTCAATAATGATATTGATTTTAGGCTTATTCTTCGTCAGCATCCCAATCACCAACTTTTATATCAATAGTTTTTTGAGTGATTTCTTGCCTATCCACAAACAAGCCATAACGTTTTCCAAGGTCAACTGCGGCGCTCTTTCTTGTTGATACATTCGGTTTAGCATCCATAACTTTTTGATAACCGTCACCGTCAAGCACTAATAAAGGCTCTGTGATTTCTCCACGCATGACTGCCGTCAAAAACTCAAGCACTTCTTGTTGGTCTGCAACACGTTCAGACTTTAGTTTTTCCAGTCGTTCATCTATATAGGCTCTTACGTTAGCGTTTGCAAGCAATCTACTTCCATTCGCCCTTGCAACATCATCTTTCTTAATATTGGGATAAGCCTTCTTATAAGCCTGTGTAGCGTTTAAACAAATGATGTACTCGTCTGCGAATACTTTTTGTTTTTCAGTCATTCCCACTTTCCACCACCTCATTTCTACAAACAAAAAAGCCAGCTAAAAGCTGACAAATGGAGTAACTAAATAAAAACGGTGTTAGGAAGTTTAGAGATATATGAAACTATAAAATTAAAAAACGCAAAGGAAAATCAACAACGAATACTTTCCTAACACCGAAAAATATAATAGGAGTTTATCAGCCATACTTACCGCTTTGCTGATACTAACATAATATCACTTTAAAACTATCAAATACTATCGTTGTTATCAAAGATTTTAGATATGTTTACAACCGCCCTATCTCTAGCACGTTGGATAGTCGCAGGGCTACAATTTAATTCTCTTTCTGTTTCACTCCAGCTTAGCCCGTTGATATACAATAAACGCATCACAATGTTTTCAATCGGGTCTTCTAATGACTCAATAGCTTGTGTCAAATCTTCTTGTTCTTTTTGCTCTTGTTCAATTTGCTTGTATAACTCGTCTATCTTATCAGTGATTTTTATATTTAAGTCTTCAGTCCGATTGTCATTGCTTGGAGTTTTAGGCATCCCATTAAATGACTGCCCTTTTATAATACCCGTTCTTAAATCTTGTATCTCTCTATGAATTGAGCGTATTTTGATATTTTTAATTTTTAGTTTTTTAAGTTTTCTTTGTAGTTGCACTCTCACTCTCCAATTAAAACATTCAAAGGAAGATTAAAGTACGTCGCTACATCTTCCACTTGATACAGATTAGGTCTTGCCTTACACGTTTCCTATTTATAAATATCCGATTGAGCGTATCCTAAGATGTCACTTAGTTTTGCTTGTGATAACTTATTGTCTTTGCGCTTCTGTTTTAGCATAAATGCAAAGCGTAGTCTTTGCTTATCATTTAATCTTTGTTCGTAGTCCATCTTTTAAGTCCTCGCTTTTCACAAAAGAACCGTTAACCATTTTACCTTTTCGGTTCTTGATCTCGTTATACGCTAGTTCAAAACATTCAGCAATAGACCAGCCTTTCTGTTGACAATAGATAGTCAATACTACCAAAATATCTCCGACTGCATCTTTTCCGTCTTGCTCTCGCTCTTTTAAATGTGCTTGTGCAAGTTCGCCCGCTTCTTCAAATAACTTCAACGCTTGCGCCGTGCTATTATCCGGATTGTCTAATCCTCGTTCTTTCGCCCATTGCTCGACTCTGTGCGCTAATAATTCCATGTTTGTTGTCATAACTTAATAGTCATCTCCTTTCCCAGTTAAAATTGCAACAATATCTTCGTATATTGGTTCTGTTACATACAAAAATTCATCAGCAGTTAGTTGCTCTTTAAGATAAGTTTTGATTTCATCACTTACGAACACTTTGCTACAATAATCATCAAATTTTAAAACAGCTTTGATACAATCAACGTTCATAATGATTTGTTCTTTTTCCTCGCCATATTTAAAAGGATTTAGCAAAATAAATTTTGTCATAATTCGATATTATCTCCCACTTTAATATTTTTATATCTTTCTTCACTCACCACAAATACGTTACCGTTAACCGTGATAGTGAATAGACTTCCGATTTTTCGTTTTTCTTCAACCTTGCCAGTAATAGCGTATTTACTATCAGCATGATAGACTATCAAGGGCTTTTGTGCTTCACGTTGCATGAATAACAAGCAAGTCGTGAGTAAGGCATAGCCGATTAAAAAGCGTTTCATTCTAATTCCACCCCTAACTGAACTAATTGCGCTTTTAAATCTTCGATAGTTTGTTGCAACGCTTTTTTGATTGCATCTGACAAAATTTCAGACGTAATATACATTCGATTAGGTTCACTCATAAAGAAATATGTTTCAATAATTAGTCTGAATTTGTTTTTGTTGCTTTTTTCTTTAATTAGTAACATCCTTTCGAGTGATGTAGGCTCCCAATCAATAAACCGTTCCAACTCTTCAATTTGCACTCTAATTTCTTCTGCTTTTTTCAGATTTTCAAGGTTCATCCTTACACCTCCAAATTCAAAATTTTCACAGTTTCCTCATAACTCAAGTTGACTTTAAATTTTTGTTCCTCATACGCTCCGAAAATTTTATAAACTCTGAAACAAATGATAGTTGTATTGTCATGATTTTTGACAACTGAAAAAATGTGTTTGAGCATATCTTTTCTGATAGCTATATTTGGAAACGCCACAAGTTCTAGCTTTTCTTTTTTAGTTGTTTTCTTTGTTTTTGCAACTCCTGAATATGGATATTTTTTAGGTTTCATCACTCCACCTCATCTTTTAATTTAACCGCAATTTCTAAGTAAAATTTTTGTTCAGGTATATCCAGCACCATTGTATTGTTTTTACCATCAGACTCAACGATAATTTTTCCGATTGCCAAAACCAAGTCTTCAATTGTGCTATTTGTCGTAAGGCTCATCACTCCACCTCCCCGACTATATCCAGTACATTCAAAAGTTTATCTACTGATTTTTGAGTGATAGAGATATGATGTTCTCCAACATTGTAAGGAGTCCGCAAGAATAAGACATTAGCACCTAAAACAATACGACTAATATCTTCTATGTTGATGAGTTCATCTGTAAAATGTCCCCTACAACAAGATTCAATCTCAATAAATTTTGCCATCACTCCACCTCCAACAATTCCGGATTTTCGTAGATGTTGCCGATGATTTCAAGTTTTAAATAAGCTAGAAAAAGGGGATCCCACTTTGGCTTTCTTTCTTGTGGTTCATCAATGAATCTGTAAATAAAACTAGCAAAAGCACCATGCCATTTAATGATTGCTTTTCTGCCTTTGAAATCAACTATATCCCCCTCAAAGATTTCCTTGCCGTTCTTATCTTTAAGCCCTGTTGACTGCATGAGTACTAAATCTTCTGCTAAAACCATGTAAGTAATTCCATCCCCAATGCAATATAACTCATCCTCTAGCCAACTGATGTGATCAATTTCATTATCCATTTTCTGTTCTTTCTTCAACCACGCTCTAAATTTGGGTATCATTCTTCCACCTCCTCAATTTCAAACAAAGGACTATTAAACACTTCGCCAAAGCCAGCTTGTTCTAGTTGTTTCTTAGTATGGTAAGCTTTTAAATCCGTATAATTTATTTTGTTACTCATATACCAAGTATCTTCATTGATATTATGTTTTAATACCATAAAACTAGACACAACACCCTTCAACTTTACCAAATACCTTTTTTCTTTATTGACTTCGTAGCCGTCAAGTATGGCTTTTATCAATCTTTTTCTGTTTTTAGGTAGTCTAGCTTCTCTCGTCAAGTGTTTTAATTCTGTGCCGTCTCTATCCGTTAACTCATAACCCCAGCCAGTTCTTGAAACATGATATAAAGCTGTTGCAACATCATTTTCACGATTAAAATCAAACGTTTCAAGGAATTTTGCTTCTTCCTCAGATACTTTTACTTTCTGCGATTCGTCTAATTGTTCAATTCTTTTGATAATTCCGTTTACATCAATACAATTTATAATTTGACTTTTATTTTCTTTTAAGGCATTACAATAATCAATCAATTCTTTTTTATTCATTCCTCTACCTCCTTGACTTCAATACCCTCACAATCGAATACCCAGCCAAAGCCTGCACCTTCTAGTTCTTTGCGGGTGTGGGAGATTTTTGTTTCTTTGGAACATTGTTCTACTCCAAAATACCAATTTTCTACAACCCTATCATATTTTAGGTATCTTGTTTCTTTGCGAATGTTTTTAAATCTAATTGTATACCGCTTCTCTTTCTCGACCTCGTACCCTTCAATCCAAGCACGAGCGAATAATTCTTGATTGTCTGAGTTACCCACCCAGCTATTAACTCCCTCAGGCGTGTATAAGAGAGAATTAAGCAAAGTTTTCTCTTTTTCTTCGCACTCCTCAATCCAATCAGCTACAAACTGCGGGATTATCACTTTCTGCGGTTCGTCTAGCTCAGAAAGAAGTTCTACTACCATATCTATTTTGACATATTCATTTTTATTCCCGAAAATATTTTTTAAACATTCTATCCGTTCAATCAATTCTTGTTTATTCATCTTCTCGTCCCTCATTATATTTTTCTACCAATTTATTTAACCAATACCACAAATGAAAAGGTTCTGCTTTTTTGCTGATTGGCTCAACATCCCTTTCTTGCAACCATGCCGAGAAATTAACCACATTATCAATATAGATTGTGTCATAATCGCCCCAATCCCAAACAGTCAATTCAATTTCAGTTTCAATTCCGTTTTCGTCTTCAACCGTGATTGAACCATTTTCAACCCAAGCAGTACCATAACATAGGTCACAAGTCCCCGTTTGTTCTTCTTGAAAATCTGAGTTGTATTCTGTTACTTTATACTTCATCTTCCAACTCCTTTAACTGTTTCTTTATCTTCTTCAATTTCTTCTTCAAATACTCTCTGTGTGCTGTCCTGTTCTGTGCCAGTGACTTCTCACAAGGTTTTGAATACTCAACTATGTCAGCTTCTGTCTTCTCGATTGAGTGTTTCAATGACTCAATCATTTGTTGTTTGATGCTCATTAAATGCCTCTAATAATTCCTTGTTAATTTCTTCAATGCCGTATGGCTCGTAAGCATGAAAATAAAATCCGTGCTTGTCTATTTCTCCACGCTCTCCAGTCGCATATCTTAAAAATAGCAATTCTTTGCAAACTGGACACTGTCTTTTATTTTGCGTAGAAAACGCTCTAACCGTTCCACTAAATCCACAATAGGCGCAATCTAGCTTAACTTTCACTCGTTCGCTTGTTTCCATTCAGTGATCTCCAATTCAATTCTGTATTTTTTGCTTCCTGAATTTCCACCATGCCTAAAATCCGTTGACTTGATAATATTGTAGTTATCGTCTGTCCAAAATTTCGCATCTGTCAATCCGTCTAATAGTGCTTTACTCGTTGGCGACCAGTTCGGCGGGTCGTATATGCGATTAGTTGGGGCAAATACCCAAACAATCACTTTGCAAGGCTTTTCCTCGTTAAAAGGTAAGCCGAAGTAATCTAGTAGAGTATTCCGCCCTTCATAATGTGCTAGTTGTCGTAAAAACTTTGTGATTTTAGCTTTTTTTTGAAAATGTAATCTGTCATTCGCTGAAATCATCTGTTTTCTGTCAAGTTCAAATTTTAAAATTAGTTTTTCCATGATCTAACCTTTTTCTTAGAACGGTAAATCATCATCTGAAATATCCATTGGTGCGCCTTGTCTTGAAAAGTCGGGCGTTTGTTGTTGTGCTTGCTGTCTCTGTTGCGTTTGGTTGCCTTGTTGCCCTTTACTTTCTAAAAGTTGGAATTGTTCAGCTACAACCTCGGTAACATAAACCCGTTGGCCTTGCTGATTATCGTAGCTTCGTGTCTGAATGCGTCCAGTAATTCCAATCAATGCGCCTTTTTTAGCCCAGCTTGCAAGATTTTCAGCCTGTTGTCTCCACATAACGCAGTTAATAAAATCAGCTTCACGCTCGCCATTTTCATTTTTGAAAGTGCGATTTACTGCAAGGGTAAATGTAGCAACTGCCACATTAGACGGGGTATATCTTAGTTCTACGTCTTTCGTAAGTCTTCCAACGAGTGATACATTGTTTAACATTTTTTCATTCCTTCCACTGTTTCAAAATCAATATCATGGGCATCTAACCATTCTTTGAAGTCTTTTGCTTGTTCCAAGTCAAACCAAAATCTGATTATTGTTACATACTTACCATTATTCTTTTGTTCCAGTTTTGGTTCATTTTCAATGACTTCGCCAGTTTCAGCATCATACGCTTTGATACTTGCTTCTGCTTGTTCTTTTGCGATGCGTTCAATTTCCGCTTTGCGTTCTTCTTCTGCTTTTTTTCTTGCTTCTTGTTGTTCTTTGAATAGTCTTGAACTTTCAACGTCTTTTGTGATACTTTCAAGAACTTCTGCAAGTGTTTGCCCGCTTTCGTACGCTCTAATATAAGTAGCTGGGCCAAGTTCATGAGTTGCGCATTGGCTACTAATAATTGAAATATCTTGGTCTTTCTGATTTTGCTTTTGCAATTCAGCAATGACAATTTCTTCTAATTCTGTTTCTGTTTTCTTCAAAAGTTGGAAGCTATCTTTTTTAAACTGACCGGATTTTGTGTATGAATCAAGGTATTGTTCAAAAATATCCGGATTGAGATTGCCTTCAATGGCTTTTTCTTTGAACCAATTTCGGACTGTATCTTTGCGCAAGATTTTTTGGTTTTCTTCATATCCGTCAATCTGTTGTTTCAAGGTATCAATTAAGCCCTTTAACTTGCTATAAGGTGCTTTATATGCTTTTTCAAATTCTGCATACGGCTCATTAATTTTGCCTTTGATTTCTTTTCTACGTTCTTCTAGACTTTGACTTAATTTGTTTAAGTCGGTTCTCGCTTGCTTGACTTCTTCAATCGAATTGACTTCTAAATCAAAAGTTCCATACTTTGCGATAGCTTGTTCAATACCACTTTCAAACGCTCCAAAGTCGCTAAATGCGACCTTGGCGGGTTCAAAATTTATTTTGATAGTTTCTAATTGATTGATTTTTTCTGCTTCTTTCATGTTTTAAAACCTTTCTACACAAACGGCAATTCAACTTCTTCAATCGGTTCTTCTACGAAAAATGGAACTTCTTCCGCTTGGTTTTCCGTTGCGTCAATTTCTTTTCTTGGTTGTTCTTGCTTCATCTGTTCGATTTGTGCTTGTTTGCGTTTCATGACTTCCTCACGGCTTTCTTGCGGGGTTACATCAATAGGTTGTGATTGTTCCATTTCATCTGCGGTATATAGTCCGCCCACGTTTTCGCTGAATGCTTCACGCATTGCGGAAACTAGCGCAACTTTACGGATCATCAACGCCGGCATCTTCGACCACATAGATTTACCTGTGTTATATGCTTTAAAATCTGCATCAACTTCAACGGGCAATCGTCTATCTTTTCGGTAAACTTTCGCCCAACCGCCTAAAAGTGTATCGTTTTTACTGTGAATTGTTCCTGTGATATGTTTAATTTCTCCATCTTGTGTTTCTACGACAATACCAGCTTCAAATCCGTCAAAGTTTGGATTTTGTTCTGCTCGTTTCATGAACGCATCCTTTGAAACAACTACTTGTGCTGGATTTGTTCCGTACTTAATGAAATATACTTCTTTTGTGAACGGGTTCAAATTTCGTTCTTTACACGTTGCGATAAAATACGCTAATTCTTCGTCACTTGCTTTTCCAGAAGCATCTAAATATTGACGTACGATTTTTGCGCTTAATAATTGCGGATTTGTTAAAAAATCTCCAGTTGTTTTTACTGCTACTTGATTTGTCATTTTCTTTTACCTTTTATCTTTCTTCCTATGCGCTCCAGTATTCGTTTAAGTCAACCGCCATGACCGTAGCTAGATTTTTTTGTTCAGTTAAAATTTGTCTGCGATACGGCGCAAGTCCAGCTTGTCGCTCGTCTTCATTGCGTGGTAAGTAATACCCGCTCGGTTGTGTTTTCTTCGCTACGATTGGATGTTTAAAATTCACTCGTAGGCTTTCAATCACTTCTTCAAGATTTCGTTTTGTTAGTCCAGTTTCTTGTCTGATTTTCTCAGCTTTGATTGGTTCTTCAAACGTTGCTCTATTCGTGATAAGGTTCAAAACTTTAATTTCTGTCTTGTTTAATTCTCTACCAATCATATTCCCTCCCAATAAATACGCATCTTAATTCTTCACTTCCGCATTTTTCACATTCGCTAGGCTGATAAGTGTCAATCCATTCAAATTCATATCCGCAGTCGCAACAACCACAATCCCATATATAAGTGTTCATGTTATTGCTCCTTTGGTTGTGGTAGACCTAGTAAGTCAGGTCTAAGACCTACGGGCGCTTGTGTATCAAACGTGAATTTTCTATCACAATTTCTAATGTTTTCACGAGCAATATTATTGAATTGATTTCTGCCTTGTTGATAAACTTCAATAATTGCTTTATCTAACATTTCTTGTTCTTTTGCTTGTCTTTGTCGTTTCTGCTCGTTATTCGCCACGAGCAACATTGCTACGAACAAACAAATAAAGATTGATGCAACTCCTAGAAGTTGACTTGTTAAAGTTGGTTCTGTCATTTCTCTTTTCCCTTGTTGATTTCATTTATTTTCTTTTGGTCTGAACATACTTGCATCCAGTATTTAAGTTGTTTTCTTAACTGTATATTTTCTTCTGAGAAAATAAGTGCTGTTTCTTTCCAATCAATGTTTTTCTCTTTTGGTTCATTGTTGAAAAACCATTTTGTAAGTTTGTCTAGTAACTTCATGCGATACCCTCGCTATCTAGTAGATTATTAAAAATCCCGTCAAGTACGTTATAGAAATGATGTCCATTTGGTACAATAATTTCTTCGTCTTGTTCAATTCTTCGTCCGAAAGCGTATATATTTACTTTCATTTTTTCTTGCTCCATGTTATAATTTAAGTAGTAATTTTTGATAAGTGCCTATTCCCGTAGGTACTTTTTTATTTTGCAAACTGATAAACGCTACCGTACGTTGAGTAGTAAGCCATTTCTTGCAGTTTACGAATGAATTGATAATTGTCTGTATTTAACAACTTATCTTTCCACAATTCTGATAGTCGATAGTGATTTTTCTCGAACTCTGCTATCAACTTTTTTCTTTCTTCTGTCGTCAAAATGGCAATGTCCTCCTATCTTCTGAATTGTCAGGATATTTGAAAGTCAAGTCCTTTGCCCCTTTTGCTACCCGACTGACTAGACTACTATCAAATGTCTGTTTCATCTCTGCGCCTGTCAAGTTAGTTGTGATGATTGTCTTATCTCTAGCATCTAGCAAGTTATACATAAAATCCATTTTCCAAGGCGTTTGCTCTCCTTTTCCGAAGTCGTCCAAGACTAAGTAGTCAACTTTCTTGAGTAGTTCCAGCCATTCATCCGTTGTCCGTGCATCTTTCTGACTAAATCCACTTTGGATTTTTTGAAACATAGTTGGCACATTCATAAATAGCACGCTTTTAGGGTTATTATTCGCTTTAAAGTCAATGTTCAACTTCTTAGCGATTGAAATAGCTAAATGCGTTTTTCCTCGTCCAGCTTTTCCAAGAATGATTGAATTGCCTTTACCGTCTTTGAAATAGTGCCTTGCTACTCTCAAAGCGTAGTTTTTCGCTTTCTCGTCAATTTCATTGTTGATTGTGAATGTATTGAAACTAGCATCTTTCATATCGCTTGGCATAATGCTATTTCTTTCCAGCACTCCAAAAGTATTTGACAAGATAGACGAGATATACATTTCTCCAATTTTCTTTTCTTGCTCCCTCGCCATGTCTTCACGCTGGCATTCAGGGCAAAAGGTAGGCTGATAAGGGGTTTTCCTTCCTTTAGCTTTTACTGGATGTTTAAACGTCCACATATAGCAAGCGTGCTTCTTGCATATCTCGTTTTCATTAACGTAGTATATAGGTTCTAAACTTAATTTCTCCATTCAACCCCCTTTCTAAAACGGTAACGGGTCATCATAAGTTTGGATGATTGAGTTGCCAACACGTCTTGAAGTTGAATTTTTAGAACTTCGTCTTTCTTCTTCGTGTTCGTCCACTTGTTCAAGTGAAGTAAACCCACTTTCTTTCCATTTCTCCAAAATTGCTTTTAGATACTTAAAGCTAGGTTGATGAACTTCCGAAGTGATTTCGATAGCACGGTTCAACATATCAAAACTCATTCCGTCAAGTCCTACATATTCAAGTAGTTGTTGATGTTGTTTTTCATTGATACGAATACCGCTGGTTTTTAGATTTTCAACTAGACTTGGACTGATAGATGTACTATTATCCTTACCTATACTATCCTTACCTATACTATCCTTACCTATACTATGCGGACATTTGTCTGTCACTTGTCCGTCACTTGTCAGACATTTGTCTGTCACTTGTCCGTCAATATATTTTTTTTTACTTGTAACACGCTTGCCGTCAATCACTAAATTAGTTTTTTCTAGTAGTAAATCACGATAACGTGAGGGTTGAACCCTATCTGCTCGTATTTTATTTTGTTCTTCAAAGTCTGTAACGAAGTAAACCATATCGTCATTTAATGGTAGTATGAATTTTTTAATAACTAGCAAACCTAATGAGTCTTCATTAGCACCTATCATTCTGACAATCGGGAACGCTTCTACTACTCCGTCATCATCACTTGATAACACCAAGTGAGTATAAAGCGCTTGTGCTTCAAACGGCATCATTAGAAAAGGGCGACTTTGAAAAATTTTCTTTGACAACATTCTTCTTTCTGCCATTATTCTCCTTCCTTTAATCAGTGCAATGTTCATGATTCGTGAACTTTATATTTAAAAAAATAAGCTGGAATATCTTTTGGATCAACTTCTAAAATTTCAACAGCTTTTGAAATTTCGTTATCTTTCCAAGATACCTTGTTATTCAACTTCAACGAGATACTGCGTTCAGATACGCCCATAGCGTTTGCGAATTCTGCTTGCGTTCCGAATTTTTCAGTAATTCGTCCTAACAATTTTGAATAATCGTTACTCATATATTCTCCTTTCTACGTTCATGTTTCATGAACTTTTTATGAATTAAGTATATCATGCTACGTGAACTTTGTCAACAACTTTTTTCATTTTTGTTGAACTTTTTTATTTTTATTTTTTATTTTATGTGTTATAATATAGTAGAGATAAGGAGATGAACGCAATGAGAAAATATGAAACATCTGATAGGCTAAATCAGTTAATGGCCGAAAGAAACTGGAAACAAGTAGATATAATCAACAATTCAAAGAAGTTTCAAGAAAAGTTGGGAGTACAACTTGGAAAAAGTGCTTTATCTCAATATGTAAATGGTGTTCAAGCGCCAGATCAAAAGAAACTGTCTTTACTAGCTTTGACTTTTGACGTATCTGAAGCATGGCTTATGGGTTATGACGTGCCAAGAGAACGTGAAAGTGTAGTTGAGAAAGAATATACTACTTCCGACCTACGCAAAATGGCTGAAAATGCTAAAACATTTGACGGTAAGCCGTTGGATGAAGATGATATTGAAGCTATACAAAATATCATAGAAATATACTTGAGCGGTAGAAAATGAGCATCAATGAAATTTGCGAAAAATACGGGGTCAAGATTGAATACTTCGACAATGATTTGTGGAATAGGAACGGCATTTATATTGACGAAATAAAAGTAGTCTTTGTAAGTAAAGACTTAGCACCCGAAAAGCAAAAGCAAGTTATACTTCATGAGTTAGGACATATAGAACAT